CGTAACATTAACTTTTGGTCGTAATGAAGATGATGTAGCTAAAAATGTAGTTGCAGATTTACGAAAAAAAGGGCATAATGTGAATCAGACCGAAAAGGTGGAACCAATGACCTTGAAGGCATTTGTTAAAGAACAAATCCAACAAGGGAAAAACGTTCCTTCCGATATATTCGGCGTTTACGTTGCAAACAAAACAAAAATAACCACGAAGGAGTAATCATGGTACAAGCACAAGCGAAAAACGCTTCAGCAAAAGCTGAAGTGACAGTTAAGAAAGAAGCTCCACTGCCAGCGATGTTAGATTTAGAATCAGCATCAGGTCAGGGTTCGGAGTATGTCACAGCACGTGACACTAAACTTCCAATACTTAAAATCTTATACGCTAATTCTAAAGTATTAGATGAGAGTGATGGCAAGTATATTGAAACTGCAAAACAAGGAGACATTTATAATGAGACAACAGGAAATCTTTACAAAGGTAAGGATGGAGTAATTGTTGTTCCTTGTTTGTATATCAATACATTTAATGAATGGAAAGATAGAGGAGATAGTCCAGGTCGTCCAGTAGGAATACATACAGATCCATCTGTAATGTCACAAACTACAAGAGGCGATGACAATAAGGATAGATTACCAAATGGTAATTATATAGAAGATACTGGTAATCATTTTGTTTACATATTGGATAAAGATTATAATCCAGTTGAAACAGCTTTGATTGCCATGAAATCTACTCAAAAGAAAAAATCTAAAACTTGGAATTCTATGATTCAAAGTAGAAGACTACAAGGTAAGAAAGGTTTCTTTTGTCCGCCGTCATGGGCAACTGCTTATAAATTAACAACAACTAAAGAATCTAATTCTGGTAACAGTTGGTATGGTTGGATTGTAGAGTTTGATAAATACTTGAATGATCCAAAGTATGCTAAAGTGTTAGAGATGACTAAAGCATTTTATGAAAGTGCTATGAAGTCAGATATCTTTGGTAAAGTTGATTTTGGCAAAGAAGAATCTCAACAAATTAAACAAGACTCTGAATCGGTTCCATTCTAATGATCGCATCACAGTTATTAGAACTGTTTGAAGGCGATTCGAGTCAATATCTTCTGGTCACTTTAAACGGTGGCCAGAAAGATAATGGTAAAAGAAATGCCGACTATACAACTGTCTATAAGGCAGTAACGGCGGAGCTTTGGCAAAAGCATTTAAATGGAGAGATTATTATTGGTATAAAACCAGAAGTACAAGACAAAGCAAAATGGGGTTGCATTGATGTAGACCCTAGTAGTTATAAAGATTTTAGTGGAAAGAAATTCATAGATATTATTAAGCAATACAAATTACCTTTAGTTCCCGTTAAATCTAAATCGGGTGGATTACATATATTTTTATTTTTAAAAGATTGGGCAACAGTAAAACAAATTAGAGAAGTTTTAGATAAATGGAATACTAAATTCTTTATGAGTAAAGAAGTATTTCCATGTAATAAAGCAGTAGGTATGCCTTACCATAAATCAGAAAGAGCAGTTGAATATGCTTATTCAGATAATAATGAAGCTTTGTTGGTAGGTGGATTTATAAAAGAAGCATTTGAAAAAAGACATTCAATTGAAGATTTACTAAAATTTAAAACTGATGATTATGAACCAGAAGAAAACTATAAAGAATTTCCACCTTGTATTCAAAAGTTATTAAATGACAAATGGACAGGAGATAACAGAAATAATATTTTATTTAATGCTGCTGTTCTTGAAATGAAAAGATCAGAAGGTCACATAGATAAGAAAACTTTAAAAGAAGTCTTGGTTGAAAGAAATCAGCAAATGTTTGCTGATCCATTAACAGAAAAAGAAATTGTAGGAACAGTATTAAATTCAGTATTTAAAAACACTTATACATATAAGTGTCCTCCTAAGCATGCTTATATGACACCAATATGTAATAAAGATTTATGTAGATTAAGAAAGCTTGGGATAGGTGCTCAAGCTCCAGATATCATAGATGAGTTTTCAGAAGTTGAACAAATCAAAGATATGAAAACAACTTATTATACGTTTAAATATAAAAACATTCCTATGACCTTTGCTTCAATAGATTTAATTGATGAAAAGTCTTTTAGAACTAGAATGATGGATTATGGAATATTCTGGATGACATTACCTAAACCTAAAAAGGGCCCACCACCATTTGAAATGTTAATGGCAGCATTGATTGCAAATTCAAAACCAAGTGAAAAAGTTAAATATGAAGATACTTTAGCGGATGTTAGATATTCAGTATTAAAAGAATTCTTTGAGAAATATATGGTGCTTGATGATTTTGAAAAATTAAAAGACGGATATATTGTTAGAGAAGAAGAGAACGGACAAGATTATTGTTACTTTAAAAAGAATACATTAGACGGCTTTATTAAAAAATTATCAGGAAAGATATTCTCTAATTCATTAGAAGCAATTACTTTATTAGGATGTGAAAAACTAGATTATCATAAAGGTCAAAAGAATATATGGAAGGTTGCTTTACCAGACTTTACGAAAAAAGAAAAAAGAACAGAGACAACAGTACAAAATAAACAAGGAACATTAACGGAGTTAGATGATGCTTACCACGCACAGCAATTTAGAACACCTAAATAGTATTAGAAATAAAACTATTAAGTATTACGGACCACCGGGAACGGGTAAAACAAATACATTGGTTCAAGAAATATTAACAGATGCTTTGGCTCAAGGAATACGACCACAGGATATTGCTTTTATTTCTTTTACTAACAAAGCAGTTAATACTGCAATAGATAGAGCATTATCTGCTTTTCCTAAATACACTTTAAAAGATTTTCAAAGATTTAAAACACTTCATAAATATTGTAAAAAATATTTTACAATTGAAGTCTTTGACCCACAAAGATGTATGATTGATTTTGCATTAGAGAATCAAATTATTAAAAGTTCAGATTCAAGATTAGATGATGATTCATTTATTTATAATGATTGGTCTTTACATATTTATGATAAGGCAAGAAATATGATGAAACCTGTGGAAGAAGTTTATCGTAGTGAAACATATAAGAGAGAATCTTTAGATTTATTATTAAGAAAGGTGCAAGCCTATAATAAATATAAAAGAGAAGGGGTTACTCAATATATGGACTTTACAGATATGATTGAAAAAACAATTGATGAAGTAAACTTTCCACCTTTAGAAATACTTATATTAGATGAAGCACAAGACTTTACACCACTACAATGGTCTGTTGTTTATAAAATGGCTGCTAATGCAAATAAAATATATTTAGCAGGAGATGATGACCAAGCAATTTATAGATGGAATGGTTCTGATCATAAATATTTTACAACGTATTTTCCGGGCCAGAAAAAAGTATTAACACAAACAAGAAGATTTGGAAAAGAAATACATAGATTTTCACAAATTGTTAGGAGAGGAATATTAGATAGTGAACCAAAAGAATTTTTACCAAACCTAGAAGTTAAAGATAGTGTGCATCGTTATATATCTTTTGGCGATGTAGACTTTAATCAATATAAAGGTAGTTGGTACATTTTAGGTAAAATTAGAACAACTGTTAATGAACTTAGGATGATGGCTAAAGACAAAGGTTTATACTTTATGGATAACAAAGGTAATAAATCTTTTTCTGCAAATAAATGGAAAGCCATAAAAACTTGGACAAAACTATCTAATGGTAAAAAAATATTCAAAGAAGAAGCTATTAATATGTATAAATATGTAAGAGCGTTATCTAACGATTTATATAGAAAGAAAGAGTTTTGGGATCAACAAGAAAATTACAAAGAATATAGTTTTGAAGATTTAAAAGCATGGTGTGGTCTAACTTTAAAAGATGAAGTTAAATCTCAAGAATGGTGGCACGCATTGAAAAGAAATATTAAACCAACAGAAATAACGTATGTAAAAATTCTATTACAGAACTATGGGCAAGAACAGTTAAATAATGATCCTAATATCATTATAGATACTATTCATTCTGTAAAAGGAGGGGAAGCAGATAATGTTTTAGTTTATTTTAAAGCTGACTATGCTTCTCAATATCAAAACAAAACAAACATAGAGAAAATGGATGAAAAACGTGTTGTCTATGTTGCAGTAACTAGAGCAAAGTATTCATTACACTTACTGAGTTCTGATTACAAATATAATTATCCAATAGGGGAAGATTATTTAACTTACATAAAGGAGAAAAGAAATGAGCAATAAAATATTTTTTAAACAGGTAGGAGGTTCTCATTATAAAACTATGAAGATACAGCCATCTAAGTTTATAAATGAAAACAATTTACCATTTGCAGAAGGCAATGCAATTAAGTATATATGCAGACATAGATTAAAAGGAAAAAAAGAAGACATCTTAAAAGCTATTCACTATTTAGAAATGGTTTTAGAAAGAGATTACAATGACTAGTTTACAATATTCATTAACGTTTAAGAAAAGTATTTGGTTATGTCCTTCTGAATATAAGGATTTATCTAATGCAACTGAAATAGCAATTGACTTAGAAACAAGAGATGATGGGATTAATGAGGGTCTTGGTGCTGGTTGGGCTATTGGCAAAGGTTATGTAATAGGTTTTGCAGTCGCTGTTGAGGGATGGCAAGGTTATTATCCATTTAAACATTTTGGTGGTGGTAATATGATACCTACACAAGTTATCAGCTACATGAAAGAAATATGTGCTTTACCTTGTAGAAAAATATTTCATAATGCTCAATACGATTTAGGTTGGCTACAATCTATGGGTATTCAAGTTAATGGAGAGATTGTAGATACAATGGTTGCAGCAGCAATCGTTGATGAAAATAGATGGGCATATAATTTAAATTCATTAGCTAAAGATTATTTAGGAGAGATTAAAGCTGAAACGGATTTAAAAGAAGCTGCCAAAGATCATGGTATTGATCCTAAAGCAGAAATGTGGAAATTACCCGCAGAGCATGTTGGATTTTACGCTGAACAAGATGCACGGCTCACGCTAAAGCTATGGGGATTTCTAAAGAATGAAATCATTAAACAAAATTTAACTACAATTTGGGAAATGGAATCTAAACTACTTCCTATTCTAATTAAAATGAGACAAAGAGGAATCAGAGTAGATGTAGATAAAGCCCAAAAAATGATTAAAGAATTTGAATTACAAGAAAAAGAAACTTTAATTAAAATAAAAAATATAACCGGAAAAGATATAGATATCTGGGCGGCAAGACAAATAGGAGAAGCCTTTGATAAATTAAAAATACCTTATCCTAGAACGGCTAAGAGTAATGAACCTAGCTTTACAGCTAACTGGTTAACTAATTGTAATCATGAAATAGCTAAACTTATTGTTCAAGCTAGAGAAATAAATAAATTTCATGCTACTTTTTTACAAAGTATTATGAGATATCAAATTAAAGGAAGAGTTCATGCTGAAATCAATCAATTAAGATCAGATAATGGTGGTACAGTATCAGGACGTATCTCTATGTCTAATCCAAACTTACAGCAAATTCCTGCTCGTAATAAAGATTTTGGCCCTAAGATTAGATCTTTATTCTTACCTGATGAAGATCATAAGTGGGGTTCCTTTGACTATTCACAACAAGAACCAAGAATGGTGGTGCACTATGCATCATCCGTTGGTTATGAAGGAACACAAGAACTTATCAAAGCATATGAAAATGCTTCGGCTGATTTTCACCAAACAGTTGCTGATATGATTGGGATTGATCGTTCACAAGCTAAAACAATTGGTTTAGGTTTAATGTATGGAATGGGTAATACCAAACTTGCAACATCTTTAGGATTATCTAAAGAAGAAGCAGAAGATGTTATTATTAAATACAACAGAAAAGTTCCATTCGTTAAAAAACTTATTAATCTTTGTATGGATAAAGCATCTAAAGAGGGTGCAATTAGAACTAAAAAAGGTCGTAAGTGTAGATTTGATAAGTGGGAACCTAAAGATTGGGTAATGGTAAACTCTGAAAACTTTGAAACAGCCGTTGCTAAATTTGGTGGACAAGAAAATATTAAGAGAGCAGGAACCTATAAAGCACTAAATAGATTGATACAAGGTTCCGCAGCCGACCAAACTAAACAAGCAATCATTGATTGTCATGAAGCAGGACATACTCCACTATTACAAATCCATGATGAGTTATGTTTTAACATCAAAGATGAAGTTAAAGATGTTAAACTTATTAAAAAGACTATGGAAAATTGTATAGAGTTTAAAGTTCCAAGTCTTGTAGATGTAGCTATTGGTAATAGTTGGGGGGAAGTTGAATAACAGATATGCCTTATAAATGCGAAGAAGTAAGAAAGAAGTATCATAAAGAATACCTTAAAAAATGGTCTTTAAAAAATACTAAAAAAATTTCTGAAATTAAATACAAGTATATGAATAGTGAAAAAGGTTTTGTAAAAAAATGTATTTCATCTATTTTTTCTCCAAGCAGAATAAAAGAAAGAGGACTTATTCCTAT